ACCAAGATTCATTCCCAAATACTTCAGAAATACTTTGGTTTACCATGTTAGACAATGAAGGCATGTTATTAAAGTCACTTCTAGTTAAAACGCCTAAAGCAACAGCATTATTAAGTTGAGCTAATAATTCTTCATAATCAACATCGCTACCAGTTTTATAAGCTTCAAACCTTCTTATTAAAGCATCATACAAATTTTGTCCTTCCGGTCCTGTTAGAGTTTCGCCTAAATCTTTCTTATCTTTTAATTTTTCTATAGTTTGGTTTACTGCATCAACGTATTGTTCTTTTAAATTACCGTTTTTGTCAACAATTTTTAAGCCTTTATTATTAAGATGAAATAATTCTTCTAAAGGCGCTAAGGCAGCATAAGCTCCTTCAGCATTTGTAATTGATTGAGAAATTCCATTATAAATTTGCGTTTCATTGATTATTATATTATTACCATCTACAGTTGCGTTTGCATCTAATAAATTTAAATATATTTCAGAACCTTCTCTTCTGTCATAACCTAATTCATATAGTTGATCAACAGCAGCTTCTTGGCTAGACATATCAAGCTTTATATATTGTCCGTCTTTTGGCAAACCCATTCTTGCCACACTTTCGTATAAATCGTACAAACCAAGATGATATTCAAAATTTAAATTTTTAACAGTTTTACCTTCTTCTTGTAATTTTTCAGTAATATTTTTTTCATCTTGTTTAATCTTACGCTGTTTAGCACCTAATATTTCATTCTTACTAGATTGTAAAGCATTAAATTGAGTTTGTAATCTTTCAAGAGCTTTGTTTTTAGGACCAGCATCTTCGGCTAAACCACCTAATCTTGTAGCTTCTTTTCTAATTTCTCTCATCCTTCTATTGACATCATCAAGCTCACTTAACTGTTCAGGAGTTATGTATCTTAATTTTTGTAAATTATCTACATCAACTAAAGCTAAATTTTTTAATAATTCTCTTTGATTATTTCTTAAGTCAGCTAGTTCTTTTCCATGTGCAGATTTCATTAACCCTTTATTTTTAATAATTTCTGCAATCCACCCTTGGCTACTATCTACATCTTTTTTTATTCTAAACTCATTTTTCCAAACATTCATAACGTTGCCACCGGTTGTTGGACCCATTATAGCTGTAACGCTTACAGCGGTATTAAGTATAAAATCTTTATCAACTCCTTCCATCAACCCTTTATCTTCACCTAAAACAACAACATCTAAAGCATTGTGTGCTATTTGAGTAAAAGTTTCTTCCATTATTTCAACAGGCATTCCCTTATAGAATATAGGAGCAACAGCCTTGCTTGTTTCTTTTAGAAGTTTAAACCCAAAAGCAGGCATAGTTTTATATGTTTGTTGTTTAAATTCTTTTAAACCAATTTTAGCTGCTAAACTACCTGCTCCTTGTATTAATTTTAAAGAACCTAATGTTTCTGCATATGTTGCAACTCCTCCAAAAGCATATGAAGTAAAAGATTTTTGAGCAAAACTATAATTAGTCATGGGCTCAATTTCGTTTATTCTAGCTTGTATATCCCTAATTTCATTTATATCTTTAGTATCTTTAAGTAAAACTTTTAATTCAGAAATTTCCTTATTTGCATTATACTCTTGTAAACCAAGCTCTCTAAACTTACCACCACTTTCTCCAAGAAAAAATATACTTTGAGCAGCTTTAGTTCCATACCAAGCAAGAGTAGCTTGTTTTGTTAAAGCAGCAGCTCGAGCAGCTCCACCTACAGCGGTTGTAACACCTTTTGCGCCTTTAAAAGCTAAACCAGCTGGTATAAAAGTTGTTAATATAGAAGGTGAATTATTTGCGAATGATTCACTTAACCAATCTAAATAACCTACTTTACCATCAACCGCATCTTTTATTTTTAAATTTTCTGGTATTGTTTTTTTTCTTTTTTCAGCTAATTTTAAACTATAATCAGTGGTGTTTTGTTTAATAACGTCTATAGCTTTTTGCCAATTAGCATTAACTTTTTCATCATCACCAGCTAAAATACCTTTACCTAGTCTTAATCCTAACTCACCAACAAGTGAAAGACTACCAACAACCATGTCTCCAATAAAAAATTCTTCTAAAGCCTGTGCAGCTCTTGCTGTTTCGCTATAGTCTAAAGCTAAAGCTTTTTCAAATATAGTAGATACATTATAATCTTTTACTTTATTTATGTATTCATTTTGTAAAAATTGATTGGTATCGTGAGTTGTTATTATAGAGTCTAAAATCTCAGCATAACCATCATTTACATATTGCTTTCGAAGTTCTCCATTTTGAGTAATCAATTCATTATACTTTAAGCGATCCTCTTCACTAGCAAACTGCATGTTATTATCTTTAGTTTTTTCAACCATAGATCTTAACTGAGTATTGGATTCTAATATTGCATTTTTTAATTCACCACCTCTACCTTCTTCAAATTCTTTTATTTTAAGGTCATTAGCAACATTACTATCAAATATTACTTGTCTTTCTTTTTTAAACCCTTCTTCCGCTTCTTGATTTGTCTTGTAAGGTTTGTTTTTATCTATTAATTTTTTTATCCACCCTTGAGTTTCTTCACTTTCAAAACCTCTTAATTGAGTTTCTGCATTTTGTCTTTTAACGTCATAATCAGAAAAATCTCTTAATTTTTGTAATTCAGTATCATTTTTATCATAAACAAAAGTACCAGTTTTTTCATATTGTAAATATTCTTCGTATTTTTGTGGTCCTAAATATTCTTCAATAGATTGATCATAATTACTTTGAGTTCCTTGAACTCCAGGTGTAGAACCAATACCGGTAACTGTAGTAGTTTTTGGCCTATCTTCTAGATTAAAATATCTATCAGCAAATCCATTAAAGTATTCTTCTTCAGGAATATTATTTAATACTTCTGTAATTTGATCATAACCTTTAACAGCATCTTTTTGACTAGAAGTTTTAGATTTTAATCTATCTAATTCATCTAACATTCCACTAGGTATTCTTCCTCTACTTGGATATTTTTCTTTTGAAAATTCTAGTAATTCTTCATAACTTAATCCATCTGGATTAAACTTTTTACTATTTTTTATTTTAGGATCTGATAAATATTGAAATTCGGGAAGGCCTTTTTCTGGAATCTTTGGGCCAACAAACTCACTTTCATAAGCTTTTTTCTCCCAAGGAGCACTTGCATTTTCTTCTGTAACTGAATCCGAAAAAAAATCGTCCAATTCTGAGCCCGAAAAATTCTCTGTATCCACACCCGGACTCTTTGGCGTGGTTGATTTCTTTACTGACTTAAACTCTTTCTTTTTAGCGTCTAATCGAGCTTGTATTTCTTCATTAGAAAAACCTTGTTGTTTTAGTTCTCTAGCTAAAGCTTTTAATTCTTCTATGAATTCCAATTCTTTTCCCATAATTTAATTTAATTTAATCTTTAGTTGTCATTGCAAAATCAAATTCATCAACATTAACTTCAGGCTTTTTTTCAGGTTTTTTGTTTCCACCAGTTTCTAAAAATTCTAATTGAGCTCTTACTTCTTCGTCTGTAGCGTTATCATATATTGTTATATCTCTGTCAGCGCCATCTATTGTTTTAGTAAATACCCTTCCTTTATTACCGCCTGTTGTGGTCGAGCTCTTATACTTGATGTTTGCAGGTGGTTTTGAAAGAGCTATTTCTAATTTATCTAAATCAATAAAAACTTTACTTCCTTCTGCTTTAGGACCAGTTTTTTTAATCATCGGAAGCTTTATTGTGGAAACATAATCAGGAATAGTTTTGTTATTAGATTCATTACTTGATGTCTGTGTAATAGTAGGTTTAGAATCTTGAGAATATATAACAAAATTTTCAACCTCTTCTCCATCTACTTTTTTAGTAGGATTCAATGGATCAATTACTGCTCCAGGTTCATCAGAGCTTGCTTCTCTTTTACCAAGACCTCCTGTTTTTTGTATTATAAAATCCTCATTTAATTCTTTTTCAATTTGAAATAATTGTTCTTCTCTAGTTTGTTTTCTAAATTCAGTTATATTGAAACCACCTACTTTCATTTTAACAGACATGAACGAAGCTAAATCAGAGTCTCCCATATCTTGAAATCCTTCTGCTTTAGATTTTATTTCATCTTGTAAAACGTCATTATCTAACCATCCAGGAACGTTTAAATCCCTTGATATCACTGTCATATTTTTTCCATTAAGACCTTTAATAGGTCTAGATTTACCTTTTAAATCTAAAAACTGATTCTCACTCCATCCATTATTTTTATCAGTTATGCCGGCATTCTTAAACATAGATATACTATCTGGGCTTGCAACTATTTCCTCTAATAAACCTTCATCCCATTTATTTAAATCTTTTTTCCATTCTAATTCAATTTCTCCATTTTCGTTTCTCGGATATACCTCTTCGTTATCATACTTTCCTTTATTAGAAGGATTATTTGGATCAACATAGATTTTTATACCTACAACTTGTTCTCCGTTACTTGTGGGTGTATATAGTTTTTTCTCATATCTAGCACCAGGTATTTCTTCATTCGCTAAAGCGGATGCAGCGAGTTGTGAAGTAGTTCTTTCAAATTCATTTGAACCTGCCCAGCGATATTTATCATCAAACTCACCAGGTGAAGTTGATTGATAAAGTTGTACTTCAGCTTGTATTTTACCTGCATTACCTTGTAAACCACTTTGAAAAACTTCATATCTATTTATAACCTCTTGTAACCTTTGTTTTTCTTTCATGTCTAGATTTTGACCAGTAGCTAACATTGTTCTCGCCTCGATCGCTCCCATGCCAATTTCATCATTACCCATTAACAACGCTTCAGTTTGTTCTTTAAACTGTTCTGCTAAACCAGGTTCCTTTTTTAGTAGCTCTGTATAAATTTTATTCCTAGATTCATAAGCTTTACTCTGTATGCCATAACCTATTTGTTGAGTTCTTTTTCTGTCAGCATCAGCCTGTTTTCGTTGTTGTTGTCTTCTAGAACCTGCCATCTCCATACCTCTAGCTAGAGACCGGCCTACGTTGGCTGCAGCTTGACCATATAACTCGCCTGATGTATCTTTTATTATTGCTGGATTTCTGTAACTCATGTTTTATTTTATTTATATTATCCCTTTTTAGCCCTAAGATTTAGGTGCTCCTATATAAGCACCTGCAACATCTCCTATAGCTGAAATACCTCCAGAAATAGCTGCAGCTTTAGCTCTATTAGCGTCAGCAATACCTTGTCTAGCTTGACTTTCTTTACCTGATGCCCTGTCTAAATCAGCATTAGTTCTTTCCTCTTGTTCATCAAACATAAACATTTTACCAGCTGCTTCATCACTTTGCAACCTTTGCCCTTCAGACATAGCTAAACCTTGCATTCTTTGTCCTTCAGAAATTGATATACTTTGTAATCTTTGTTGTTCTGACATTTTTGCTTGGTTCAAGTTTTGTTCTCCTTGAGCTCTAGCTTTTGCGTTAGAAGCTTCTTGACTTTCTATACTTGCAGCAACTCCTTTTTTACTTTGCAAAGCGGCTTGTGCTAAAGCAGTGGCTCCACCAGCACTAGCACCTGTGGCTCTTAACGTGTCTAAAGTGTTTGCTAAAGCAATATCAGCTTGTTCAATTTGAATTTCAGCAGCTCCTGTAGCTACTCCTAAACTTGCAAAAGGATTACCTAAACCTCTTGTTGTATCTGATGCTAAACCACTCATGTTTGAAGCTAAACCGCTTAAATCTCTAGATCCTTCATAAGGGTTTATAATTGTTTGTCTAGAAGCTTTAAGAGAAGCTATTTCTCTTCCAGCTATTCCTTTATCTCGCTCTGCGGACTTGCGCTGTTTGTTTGCTTGTGCTGCTCCAATACCGGCTGAAGCCACAGAAGCTACTCCGCCTATTACCGCAGTTGAAACCGCTGCCGCACCTAATGTACCCGCGGCTAAACCAACCGCACCTGCTATTACTGCCATATATTTTGTTTTAAATTATTGCTTTTATCATTTCATGAGAAGGATCTGGATCTATAGTCCAACCTAACTCTTTATGTATTTTTAATAAGCTATTGCTTCTGCTTATTGACATCATAAATTTACTACCAGCTTCTTTAGTCATAGATTCTGCTGTTAGTATTAATTTTTTAATTGCCTCTTGCCTTATATCCCTATTAGTTTTAGGGTTTGATATGATCCAATCTAGCCATACCATTTTAGAATTACTCCAGTATAAAAATCCAGCTACCACATTTTCACCTTCATGCTCTATCATTATACCGCCTGTTCCGTTATCTGGTAACATGTCTCTGACTATTACAGGCCATTTCCATGCTTTCCACCAGTCTGTTAGTATTTCATAATCAGACTCAGTTAATGTTCTTGTATTCATTTAATTTAATTTAATATGATGATTCTACGTAATCTGAAGATACAGAGAATAACTCTTTTTTAGTTGTAGGAAAGTTTATATTTTTTAATTTAAACTTAACTGTAGACCAAAATCCTTTTATACCAGAAATATCATTTCCAAATACAACTTCTCCAAATTGAGCAACTGTATTGGCTGATAAAGGTTGTTGTAAATTTGCAAAAAACTTATTTTCTTTACGTTTAAAATTTAAAGCAAATATATTATTTTCTAAACCACCTAGTGTATTTAAAAAAGCTGTACTAAATGGATTTATAGGTAAACTTTGATCTCCTGAACTACCAATCATAGAGTCTAGTTCCCATCCTAAAACACCTTCATAATTAATTGTTTTAAAGTTTTTAACTAAAGAAGGTTGTGCGTTTAAAATTACAGTAACATCTGAGTCGTTAGTGAAACCATAAAAATTACCATAACCATTGGCAGCAGTTGCAGGTGTATTATGAATGTAAAGTTTTCCTTGAAAAAAGCTATAAAAATTATTTATTAAACTGTCTACAAAAACAGGTCTATAACTAAAGAAACTAGTCCAACCTAAAACACCTTCATCAAAAGATAATGTTTTAACTGGATCATTTCTAAATATTATACTTTCACTACCAGGCACAGGAACAATAATATCACATACAAAAGATGATGGATTACCACTTGATATTACAGACACAACTCTTCCGTACAAAGTAGTTACTACTTGACCTGCAGAAGTATATTTATAAATATTCATTCCAGGTGTTATATCAGTATTTTGAATAGACAATGTCAAAGTAACATTATTACCTATAGGAACAATATCATTTCCATTTTGAGTTACTCTACCAGTGTTGAATGGTCGTTGTAAAGAAATAGTATAATTTTTATTATGAGAATCCCAAGCACCAACTACTTTTTCAACAGCTGCTAATTCATCTCTAAAAAAGTCATGCATACCATAAGACGATATTTCTGTCATACCATCTCTAGATAGCCTTAAAACAGCTCCTCTCTTCCTGTCGGTAAAGTATTTTCTATAACCATATACAGCAAAACTAGATGGGTCTGTAGCTATACCATATTCACCCGCGTAAGCTATAATTTGACCAATAACTAATTGACTTGATGTTATTGAAGCGTTACCTTCTGCAGAGTATATAGCATCTTTATCTATTAACGCTCTACTTACTTTATCTTCTTGAAATATAATTAAATTAGTATCTTCCGCGTATAGTCTTTGTATTGATCCATTTGCTGGATCAGCAGATTTAGTTATGTCTTCGGCTACAGAAAACTGATTAGTATTGTTTACTCCTGTTCTAGAGTTAAATATTCCTGAATATATAAGAGAATTAAACCTATGTTGTTGCAAAGGGTCTTCTTCGTCTAAATATGCTTTAACTCCAAAATCAACTGTTAAATTATTATAACCACCTCTAATTCTTGCTTCCTCAATATACCAATCAGCCATTTCAGAACCAGGGGTTCCAGTAGCAGGATAAGCAGAGGGCACGGTTTGATATGGCGCAACTGGTTGCGGATCTGCTGCTACAACAGTTTGTAGCTTCTTTAACCAAAAGGTGTTGAAATATTTAACTTCTATTGTAGTTGCCATACTTTATTATCACTTATTTTATTATATTATTACTATGTGTTTCCACAAGACTGAGGATATCCGGGTGCTACTACTCCATTTTCTATTTTCATAACCACTCTATAAGGACCATAATTATTTGATGATGATATAGAGTAAAAACCATCAGGGGCAACAACAGTGTCGTTATTAGCTGCTGGAAAAGGTAATGAAGAAAATAAAACCCCTCCTTCAAGAGATGGAGTTCCTTCGTATATTATTGATCCAGCTTGTGGCACCTTAACAATGTAAGAGGTGTCAGCAGGATTTGGAATTAAATCCACTAATAATGAAGGTGAATAATAGAAATAATTTGGATTATAATTATAACCGGCACCAGACACAGGTTGCGCATTAAAAGCTGGACATGTCTGCGCAAGAGTTTCGGTAGGACCTCCTGTAAAACTTTGTGAGCAAGATAAATATTGCCCAGTATGAAAAATTAACGCTGTTCCATCAGATATAGATTCGGCACTATCTAGAGTGAAACTAGTCGGCGTAATAATAGTGTTTATTATAGCAATGGCGGACGCTCCATTTATAACTGGATCTATATAGACTCCATCATTGACTTGAACAGCCCTTGTAGGCGCGGTTACAATACTTAAATTAATGCTTGATAAAGGAGTGGGTGCATTGTTTCTTACTCCTGTAGAGCTAAAAGCAGGGTCAGGATAAGTACAGGCGTAGCCAGGTATGTAATCAGCTTCTACTGTAACATCTAATACTTTAGTTAGTGATAAACTACCAGGTGTAGCAACATTAGTTCCGTTAAAAGCGTCTTCTAGTTTTATTGATAAAGAATTTAAACCAACAACTCCAGAAACAGTAGAATTTTTAGATATAGTTGCACTTCCATTAGCTCCAGCTGTAATACTAAAATAATTATTAGGGTTTGATCCAGGCAAAATACTCCATCTTAATTGTTGAGTTCTACCAGTAACATTTGCTGAACCATTAGTTCCATTAAGAGTTGCTATAACTCCAGTGACTGTATTGCTAACGGTAACAGGGGTTACAAGAAAAGCAGGCGCAATGTTTTGTAAACTTATTACTACTGGTAAAGATGCTTGTGTTCCGTCCGCATTATTAGTTACAGTAAAGGTAAGTGTAACCGTCCTTCCATTGGGGTCAAATAAGTAAGTTTGAAGACTACCTGCAATAGCGTTTGCCTTAATATTATAAACATATGGGTCCCCAACTATTCCACTTCCACTGCTTTGAAATATTTCAAAAGAAACTGAACTATATGCAAATCCATTAGCATCTACAACACTATCTGGATATACTGGAATACTAGTGTCTGGTATATCTATTCCTTGAGAGCTTTGAGGTATTAAACCTACAACAACTTGAGTTGCAGACGGAAGACCTGTATTGACAATAGCTTCTGTATAAAGACTACTGTCATAAGGGTTCCAGCCAACCGCACCAGTATATTCGTTAAGAATTTCTTCATTAAGATCACTAATTAAACCAACGCTAGGAGTTTCCCAGTATATGTCTAGCAATGAGTCTACAGGCTCTGTTTCGTATATAGCTAAAAATGGAACCATGTTAGTGTTTACATCGTTTGTAGATGTAACACCTATGGCGCTTGAGGTTGATAATCTAGTGATTAAAGGATCACTATCTATTTGATATATATTAATTATACCATCAGAAGTAAGATCAAAAAAATCCATATTAGAATCATTAGCTGTAGCTATACTAATAGCTGTGTCAGTGTTTGTTCCAGGATAATATTGTCTATTATTTTTAGGATCACTATCTGCCGCTGGAGTGCTAATAATTAATTTGTTTTCTACTCTAGGAAATAATTGAACAGAACTTCTAAACTGTTGTTGCTGTGGACCTACTTCAATAAGATCTCTAGGAATTTTATTTATATTATCATTTATTAAAACTACGTTAGCTGTTTTCCCATCTTCTCCAGTTGGAAAAGCCGCAAACGTTGATGGCGATAAATAGTTAAGTGTTGCATTTGCAGCAACTACCACGTTTCTATCAACAAAAACTTCAAAATTAACTAGGTTTTGAGCAACACCTATTACTACAGGTAATGGATTTGTAAGACCAGCACCATTCACTGTCATACCTGGTTTTATAAACTCAGCGGGTCCAGTATAAGTAGCACCAGCATATAAAATACTTGTAAAACCGACTCCTCCGTTTGCTAAATTATTATTTGTTGTTATACCATTAAAGGTTTTTTGTTTAGGATAACCATTTAATATACCTGGAAGATAAACATTGTAATAATCTTGCTCCGTTTGTTTTACAACAATTTTATAAGAATACCATCCTACAGGATTTAAATCATAAGCATATCTTATTTGATCTCCTGATCCATTATTTTTAATAGAATAATTTTCTTGACTAATTGGTCCATCACAAGTTACAGTATATTCATTAGCAGCCAATGGGGATGTGAAAGTTAAATCAACAAACTGACCATAAACTATACTACTATTAGTTACAAAAGTATAATTAGCACCGTTCAAACCTGTTACACTTGTAATAAGGCATGGAGTTACAGTAGAGCTTGTTAACCCAGTAACCGCCCAACCTACACCAATGTTTTCATAACCAGCTGGAAGAATATCTGCACGCAGATTTACGTTTGTTCCACCCTGTTGATCGAATCTTGTTGTAGCTACTATAGGTAGATTAGAAGCAATACTAATAACTTTAATATAGTCTTCAAATTGACCTCTTAAGTATGAACCTATAATAGGTCTACTAAAAGGGGTGATTGAATTAAGAAAAGTCATAGTGTTACCTGCAAACGTAGGATTTGCTCCTTTAACATTAAATCCTGAACCAACCTGTAAGCCATATAGCCCAGGTTCTCCACTTGTATTAGTACTAGATGTTATAATACTTGATATTTGTATTTTTAATGAATCACCAAGCCAATCTCTTGTTGGTAAATTAGTGGTAGAAGTGTAAGGATTATATATAGTAGAACCACCATATATAGTTCCATCACTAGAAGATGTACTTACATTTTTTACTCCAGACAAAATTACATCAGTTTGTCTTCCAAATTTATCAGCCAACACAAAACCAACTTGATAATTTCTGTTTTGTTTCACTGAGTGATTAGGAAATTCTGCCCAATTATCATTGTTGATTACAGAACTTTTAGGCCCAACTCCAACTATGTAATTTAATAATTGTGGTGGAGTGTATTTATCTAAAAAGTTTCCATATATAACTCTATTACCTGAGGTTTCTTGAGCTAAAGCTTTTACAGGAACTTTATCATAAACTCTAACGGTTTGAGTTTGAGGCAATGTTCTAAAAGGCTTTCTTGATTGATAGCTGTATTTATAAATATTACTAGTTGTTGTTGAAGTCCAAGGTAGATTTGTTACTGCATTTAATTCATCATAACTAACTGTGTCTATAATCTTTACGACAAGTCCATCTGATTCTTTGTATAATATATCTAAAGATTTAATTTTATAAGATGCTCCAGCTATAGGTTTGACTTGATTTAATACATCTGGAAAAGGAATAAGTAATTCTATGTTTTGAACGCCATTTTCCATAAACTCTAATATTGTGCTTCTATAAGCAGCATCTTCGTCACCTTCTAGAAAATATCCTTTTTGTTTAGGTATAAAAGTAATAGGAGTAAATGGAGCCATTAAAGAATATTCACCATCATCAAATTCAAATCTATAACTTAATCTTATAAATTTACTTTCTAGATACTGTGGATCACCTGGCCAAGTAGTGGCTCCGTCATTAAAATTATAAGTTATTTTTTCACCAGTCATAGTGGTGCTTAAGAAATATATAGTATCTCCTGATGCTAAAACTGGATAACCTGTTGCATCTGTGTTTAATGTTACAGAGGTACTAGTAACACTTTCTACATATCTATAGTTAATAGCTTTAAAATTATTATTACCATAGCTTACCGCTAACATACCTTTTTTAACACCAGACGTGTCCGCAATGCTTAAGACAGCACCAGTAGAGCCTGCGTTAGTAGTTTTTATAATTTTGTTTAATAAATCTATAGGTTGATAAGGATTATATTTAGCAACAGATATATCACTTTCTTTAGTATAATATGTTCCATTAGCTGCTGAATTAAAATTAATTTTTCTAGGTTGATTTCTGTTGTCAGTCCAAAATAATAATTCTTCTATTATACTTACACCAATAATTGGATTGTTTTTGTTAAAATTTAAAAAACTTCCAGATACTAACAAAGTAGTATTAAAAGTACTTACAAATTTATATATATAACAATTAGCAGTTGAAGGAGCTAGTTGTAAATCTCCATCATAATCTGCTAAAAAAACAAAAATACAATTATTACTAGGGCTACTTTTGTATCCAATAACCTCTAATCCTTCTATATTAAAATGAACTGTAGATGAAGCCGCTACATCAACACCTAAGTTAGCCGCAAAAGTAACTCGAGTTTGACTAGCTATTGGAAACCCTTCCCTAACAGATGATACAATACCTATATCTTCTCCATATTTAATTGTTCCAGCTACCATTCCTGGTGCAATTGCTGCTCCAAAATTTTTTGAAAAATCAATATAATTTACAGAAGTCGGAGCAGATGTTTGAGCTGTTACTGTAAAAGGAATATTAAAATCTGTAGAAAGTTTATTTCCTAAAACAGTTTCTAAAGCACCTATATCATCAGCTTCAGATTTACCTACAGATATGTTCTGCGCGTCTCTATACTCACCATTAGGTATTAATCTATCATCCAAGTCTTTATTCATCTTGGATCTTAGAAAACTGTTTTTAATTTCTGCCATGTTTATTATTTAATCCATTTTGATTTACCTCTCATAACTTGAATTATTTGATCAAGTTTAATATTAGATAATCTAATTTTAGCATTTCTTAATTTAGCACTTCTTTCTTGTTTAAATCTTCTTACAATATATTCTTGGACATTGGCACTAGTAGCAACTATAGCATGCACTATGTGTGCGTATAAAGCATCTTCTGCCATTTTAGGTATTCTCATATCTAAATCATAAGCATTACCGTCAGATATATACTCTAGTATAATTATTTGATTTTTTAATTCACTGCTAAAATTAAAAGTACCTTCTGTTTCGTTTATTGTAAACCACCCATTTTTTTGACTTGTTTGTGGTTCGAGTCCATATCTTTGTCCTAATAAAGCATCATATTGACCATTAATTAAAACATTTGCTTCTATGTCTTCTCGTTTAAAAGCTCCACTTATTCTTCTTGGATCGTTACCCGCCCAAGCGGCTTCTGTTTGAGAAGTACCTTGAATATTAGCGTCTTGACTATCTTGCGTTGGCACACCTAAACTATCTTGAACTGGACTAGAAGAAGGATTTGTTGTTAATTCGTTAGCAGGATAAATAGTATGTTGAACACCTAAACCATCGGTCCAAGATAATCTAACATAATTAACATAATCTTGAGGTATAATAATACTTAAAGCGTTGTTTACAGAAAGTTCTTGTGATCTTGTAGATTTTAACGTATCATAACTAAATTCTTGTAAACCTCTTTTTGCATGAAAAATAACATCAGTTCTTTTTACACTAGGTATAATCTTGCCAGCGCCTACATATGCAATTAAAAAGTTATCTATGACATCAGTTAATCTTGTGTATTCATAACTACCATAATTCTGATTAATAACATCTTGGTTTAATTGTATTTTAATATAAGTATTAGCAGCTAAATAAGATGCAATAGTTATAATATTTGCTGTAAGCATTGCCCAAGGTGATGGGGAATTTAGCCTTAAAGCAACTCCCGCAATTAAAGCCGGAATAGCTACAGTAATATTACAAATAAAAGTAGTAGAACTTGTTACCGAAGTTACAGAACCATATGTGATTGTTCCTGTGCTATTTTTAATTAGCATGCCAGGTACAACATTTGTATTAGCAATTAAAATTACAATAGTTTGTGAAGTGCCTAAAGCAACTCCAGCAGCAGGGGCAAGCATTGTAGTAGTAGATACCGCAGCATCAGAAGTTAACTCAGTCCACGTTAAAGCATTTGGACTAGTAAAAATTTTAAAGCTATTTAATAAATAACTATTGTTTGATACGTCTGAACTACCAAAAATTAAAGGAGTGTCAAAAGTAGATGTAATTGTCTGACCTGCACCCGCGGTAGTTATATATTTCTGCTGGGCTCCAGCGTAATATTGTCTGTTAGTTTCGGTTATTAAACCACCATTAGGTATAGACATAATTTATTATCTTTGTTGATTTTGATTTTCTTGAGCAATTTGTGAAGCTGCAATTTGAACTATTTGAGGATCTTTAATTACAACACCAGCGTATAATAAAATCTTTAATATTAATTCTGTTTGTTCAGCCGGATGTAATTCAAAATCAAATGATGTTAATGGATTAAAAACATAAGCATTGTTAGATACTGTAAAATCCCAAACTGGATTCAAAGGTCTTCTCATATAAGAAAGAGTTATACCGCTTGTAATTGACGTTGGATAAACTGTTAATTGATTGTTTTTAAATGTATATATAGGATACGTAACCGTTGGCTGTGTAAGATTTGAACTAAGCATATGATACAAAGATGATGCATCAACTCTTTCAATCTCCTGAGCAGGTAAGGCTCCTGAAGTATAAAATGAACTACCCAATTTGTAGAATTGTTTAGGGTATACATTTACAGTAAGAATTCTGTTTAAAGCTGGTTGAACATAAAAGGTTATTGTTAACCCAGATACGCTATAGTCGGTGGCAGAAACCAAAGTACCACTTGCATAAATTTCTACTACACTATTGTCTACTTGATTTGCTGTAACTGTTTGACCAGCAGCATTAGCACTAATAGTATATACTAAAGGACTAGTGTAAGTTAAAGAAGTATTTGCAGCTATTGTTTGAGCTGAACTTAAGGTAACAAGTTGATCATTTGTAACAAAAGTAATTGTAACGTCTCCAACTATACCTACACCAGTAACTGTCATACCAACCTGTATGCTTGTATTTGCTGTTGCTAAACTTAATTGAGTAGTAGTTGTTGCGTTATTGTTTGTTGTGATTGTTCCTGTATTAGGAAGAGATGTGGTTAGGCTTAACGCGGATAATAACCCAGAATATTGTTGTGGTAAATTAAAAACGTTACTTGAAGATATTGATATAGCGCTTCCGAATTCTTTAAATAAAGATATTTTTTCGTCTAAAGTAGTTACTCTGTCTGAAAAATCAGCATCAGCTTGTGGAATACGTAACTGTTGGTTTAAGCTCTCAAAATATGTTTCAAATATTTCTAGTTGAGCTTGTTCACCTGTTCTATTAAACTCAACAGGTGTCATATAACCTCTCTGTTCTTTATTAAGTATTAATAAAACGGTTTGATATACAGTATTTACGTTTATTGCCATTTTAATATTTTAGTTAATAATGAGGGCCACCTAAGTGACCCTTCACTATATTTATAGTCACATGTTATTGTAACTTTTTCTCAATTGTTTTGAAAACTTCTACGCCTTCGTCAGTCTTGAACCATGCAGCCATTGCTGAATATGGATTTTCGTCAAAAGGAACAGTCATTAATTTTCTATTATTTGATCCCCATAAAAATTCTCGTTGATCTTGTGATAGTTTAATAATGTTTCTTTCAACAGCAACGATAGCAACGTTTCTTAATCCTACGTTTTCGTCGTTAGCTATTGATAAAAAGCTAGCTGGATTCTTTTTAGCCATTCTAATTATATCTCTTCTTAACTCTTTTGAGGTTAAATCTTTGACTGTTGTTCCAAGCTCTACTCTAAGTACTGCTTCAGCGTGATCAATTTCCATTGCTTTGGCAGCATTCATTGCGTCTAATTGTAAATTAATATCTTCTAATTCATCTTTAGCAACTTCATCAGCTTTCCATTCAGTATATACAGCTCCATTTCTAGGATGATATAATGAAAGTAATTTTTGTAAGTTTTGTTTTTCTTTAGGTACGGCCAAAACACCGTCTTCAAATATAATGTGACCTAGTATGGCTTCACCCTTTTGTTCATCAACAAACGGTGAATTCATGTTAGTCGCATATCTTAATTCTCTTTGTTCTCCTTTACTTTCGTCAAACCATAATAAGTTATGGCGTCTGGAGTTTTTTGAACCTAAAGTATATGTTAATGGCTCTGCACCATTTAATAGAAAATATCTTCTATCTTTTATCTCCCATTTAGGGGCTTGTATTTCTTTTGTCTTTGACATAATATAATATAATATAATTAGTAAAAATAAAGAGTATCCCTGCCAATAAGACAGGGATAAACTTTAAAGCAATCTTAGTTTTGGAATAATACGAAATTATTCGCAGCTTGAGTAACTAAACATCTTTCAGACAACCAGTTAACTTGCATAGCATCTAATGCAGTAGTGTAAGCACCACCTGCAGATCCCGTGATCCAGTTTTTGTATCGTCTGTCTTCTGTTTGAGAAGCTCTATATCTAACGTGCAAGAATGGTCTTCTTATGTTAGTACCAAGTTGTTGGTCATACACAGTTGAAGTTCCAGCAGGTATTAATACACCTTCAATATTACTTACGGCAACAGCACCTCTTGTAGAAGCATCGTTTAAGTATTTCCAGCTAGTTTTGTAGAAGTCATAAGAACCTCTTCTGAAACCAGAAAAACCTAGATTAAGAGCCATATCTTCAGAGTTTTCAAATAAACCATAAGCAGTACCTCCAGCTTGTCCAGCAGAGATTTGCCCTAGCATATCATCAAAGTCTAAATCAAGACCTCTATTTAAGAAAAGCATGTTTTCTTCGATAGCTCCTTGAGTGTCAAGATTCTTAAGTACTTGATCAAAATCAGAAATACCAGTACCTCCAGAAAAACCAGACATAATGTTACCTCTTTGTTGAATAGCAGCAAAAAGACCTTGAGTACCATGTGCAACAGCAGCACCACCAGCGGCAGTAAATCCTGGTACACCAACAGAACTGTTAGCAAAATTAACTCCTGCAGCAGCAGCAGCTAGTTCACCTTCAACCATAGCCATTTCTAGGTAGTCATCAAATCTTAGTCTTGTTTCAGACTCAGACTTTAGATACCATAAGTATCCTGACGTACCATCTTCAGTGGCAACATCTACCCAACCGATTTGAGCCATATCAGAACCGTTTATTTGAAACGAATCTTTTATGATAATTGGTTGATTAGCGAATTGCGTGAAAGAAGGTTGGATTGATTTAACAGATCCAGCAGCAGGAGCAGCGCCTTGAGCAGTAGCTCCAACAGTACCTTTTGCAAATACAGAACCGTATACAAACATTTTCAAGTTAGTTGCTTGAGGAGCAGCAGCTTGATTTCCTAGTGCATCCCAGTTAGCAGCTTGAAAAGGGTAACATGTAATTTGAGCTAAAGGACCAGCAATTTGTTGGCTAATACCTACAACACCTTTTACTGTAACTCCAGTAGCTGGATTCATTATTACAATAGTATCATTTGCAAAAATTGCATTTTGAACTGTAGCTGTTATTGGAAAAGTAAATACAACTCCAGCGGCTCCAGCAGCAGCAACTAACGTTACACTGTTGTAAGCTACGTGCAGTCTATTTTGCTCTGACCATATAACTTGATCAGATGTCATTGGCATTTCAGCGCCAACCATACGTAAGAAACCGTTTAAAGTTCTGTTTCCGTATCTTTCTACCTCAGATTCATATACTTCAGGTAGGTATTGCTGTACAAAGTCATTTGCACCAGCGTTAAATGCTAGATAGTTATTAGCTAGCAATAATTGTTGTTGAGAAGGTATAATACTTCCAAACACAGGAGAAATTTGTCCCATAATAATTAATTGTTTTTAGTTTTAGTTAAATTTTCTTGTTTTTATCTTCAATTTAGAAGAATCAAGTCCACTGATAGCTTTAACTTTTAATCCACCAACAAATACTTCGGAGTTAGGAGTAGCCCTAATATCTTCTGATAAGTTTTTAGATTTTGCAACAATATTTTTAGTAGCGTCGGATTTACCTTGCTCATAAAAATGCTTAGCAATTGAGTCAATATTATCAGCAGCATACATAGCTTTATGATAACCTTTAACATCTTTAACGTTTCCTTTTTCATCTAAGAACTTCTTAATTATATTAGAAACATTTGATTGTTTAGTTGCAACCTCATTAGGATCTTTAACTCCATATCTAAATTTCTTTTCTCCTAAATCGATATCAAAACCTTTGAAATCTGTAGAAAAATAATCTTTAGTTTGAGTTTTAAAATTCTCATGTAGTTGCTTAGCAGTATCTTGCTCTTCATTATAGCGGTTGAAAAAATCCATAGCTTTTTGTTGGTCTTGTGTCGTACCAGGTCTCAACTTGATTTCCTCGTAATATTGACTTTTTAAACCTTCTAAATGCTTGCGGGCCTTCGCAACCTCTTCTTTATAGGCGAGTTTCGCTTTTCTTACGTCTCGCTCTTCATCAACTTCTTCATCATACGAAAAATTATCTTCAATCATGAAATTAATTTCGCTTGAATCTAAGTGTGATTTAGTATTTCTATAATACTCTTTTAATAGAGCATCATTATCTACATTAGAATAGTCAGCGTTTAATCTAACATAGTCATCTAATGTTCCACCTGTTTCTTTCATAAAGTTTATAACTTTCTCTATGTTTTCAGGTAATTGAGCTACTTCTCTTATTTCTTCTTGAGTAGGAGTAATAAGTTTTTGCTCTATTTTTTCACCTATTTCTTCTATTTGCTCTTCAACAATTTCTTTAATAGGTTTTACTTCTTTTTCTTTAATTTCAGAAACCGGGCTGGACTCTGGTACTGGTTCGTCCACTTTAGGGCTATCTCCGGTTTGTTCGCCCACAACCACTTTCTCTGTTTTTCCGACTGGAATGGCATTTGTTTCTGTTTTAAGTTCTTCTGTTTTTTTAGATAAATCGACTTTAATAATGTTGTTGTCTTTTTTGTCTAATTGTTTTGGCTTTTTAGATTTAATCTTAAAAGACCCTTCTTGTTTTACTTCTGTTGACATAATATAATATAATATAAATTAATAATAAGTTTAGTTCATAAATTGATCTAAACCAAACCCGTCTAGGTTATCATTACCTGCGGATTCAAAATCGGTGGGTAAACCATCGTTTTGTCTTTGACTAATCATTTCTGATTGTTGTGTCGCTTGTAGTTTTGTTCTTTTATCTTTACGATCTTCAATGAATTTTTCTTTTTCTCCTACGCCAGCACTTGTTTGTTTAGCTAACTGAAGATCATATTGAAATTGTTCAGCCATAATTTGTTTTTTAATCAAAGCTTCTTGTTCCATCCTCTGTATTTCAAACTGAGACTTTGCTTGTTCAATTTGTATTTCTGTTTGAGCTAAAGCTTGTTGTTTTTCAACTTCATTCATAGCCGCTTGCTCTGCCGCTTTAGCATTTGCTTCACCTTGAGCAGCGATCATTGCTTTTTGATTTGCTTGATCTTGCTCTTGTTTCTGCTTTCTCTTAAGTTTAAGCATTTGATTAGCTAACTTAATATTTTTTATTTGACGTATATCTATTGCGTCTTCTAAGTCAATACCTTGAGTTTGCAATGCTACTTGTATATTTTGTTCTAATTGAGCTTGCTCTTCATCATCAGGCTCTAATTCTAAAAATATACCAAAATCATGAAGATTTAAGTTTTGTATTTCTTTTAAAGTTTCTACATTATAAACAGAGATACTTTCTTTTAAAGAATCTGCTGTTAAAGGAAAATCTAAAGCGTCGGCAACTCTTAATGAAATGTTTTCACATGTTCGAAGTGTTAAATATAAACCCGCATCTAATATATGTTTTGTAGCTATGTTTGAAGCGTTAGCAGCCATTTTTTGTAACCCAACTAAAGAATCTTTATCTGGTTGACTACCATCTCTAGCTTCGTTCAAACCGGTAACATCTCTTATCATCTGTAAGTAGTATTGATAAGTCTGTATTAAAGCTTGTATCTTTGCGTTACCACTAGATGATTGTAATTCTTGTATTGGTACTTTACCTCTATTAGGATCACCATCTTGTGTTAAGCTTCTACCAACAATACTACCAGTTTGGAAATACATGTTCAAAGCTTCTTGTGGATTATAATTAGTGCCATTACCTAAATCAACCTCAGCTAAACCATCAACATCAACGAATACACCATCTGGAACCATACGTTGAATTACTTGTTGTAATTTTAACGATGTTAATTGTATCATATCAGCAAAACTAGTAATACGACTTACTAAAGATTCTATACGACCTTGATATAAGTTAGGTGCGCACATGTTGTAATTCATGTTAACCTTAGTAGTGTCAGCGGTGGGTCTAGTCATATTCTTAGCTAGTTTCCACTCTAGCATTTGTGGAACACCCATAACTTTAGCTCCGCTAAATAATACCTCTATGCTTCTTGAAACTCTATTAAAATTATCACTTTCTGGTGGATTAAAAGTATCTGGCTTTTGTAATGTTTTTTCTAAACCTTGATCTGTTCTTTTTATTTTAAAAACTTGATCAATAAACGTTTTATATTCAAAAAATAATACTTGAACTAAATCATTGTCATAATTAGGATTAGCTATATAACCATCACGACCAGGATATCTAACCATTTGCTCCATTTCTTCATCTGTAAGATATGGAAATCTTTTTTTGATTTCAGCTAAAGTCATAGACTTTATTTCACCTACATAATAAACATCTTCAAAATTAGGATCATTAGTATATGAATAAACTAAATTAGCTGGATCTACGTAATCTACTACAACACCATTAGATTTATTAAACGAAGTTTTAACAGCTCCTATACCTATAGTTGTTATATCCTCAATAACTCTTTTTTTAGTTAAAAAGTATTTATTATTAGCCAATACAGTATTAATAACTTCTTCTTCTGCTATTTCAATAGACTGCTTATAACTCAATTGCATGTGAAGCTCTAATTCTTCTTTTGTTCTAGGTAGGTCTGCAGGTGGTATATTAGAACTAGCAAAGTTTTGCCCAGTTGTTTGTTTTGCTTTTTCTATTAAATCCTGAGAATACATATCCTTTACAATATTCGATGCATATTCAGTTCTTAATTTTAATGATTGCGGATCTTGTGAATAAGCTTTTATATCATAATCCTTAGAAGCTATACCATTAACAACTATATCTACAAACTTAGGTATAATAGGTACTGGTTTCCAATCTAAATTTAAATAAGACAAATCACCATTAATAGATAATTCATCTTTATATTTTTGAACACTCTGTTCTCCTCTAGCATATAATCTAAGATTATGAAACTGCTGATAACCTGTATTCCATCTACTTCCATTTACTCTTCCTCCTCTAAACCATTCGTATTCAATAGCTTGCCCAACCAACAAACCATATTCTTCAGTTTTCTTTTCCCCTTCAGATACCATCTGACTTGGAAACGCACTATTGATACCAGTGTTTAATTTCATCTATTAATTATTTTTGATTCATTGCCTCTATTGTCATACTTTGAAAAACTTAAATTCAAAGGTTCTTTCACTGTTTCGGCAACGGGTCTATATTTATTTTTATTACAAGCCATGATTGCAAGTCCCGAACTAATCGAAGCATCATGCTTAGTTCTATCATTTATATTAAAAGCTGCCCAATCTTCAAGTGTTCTTTGAAAATACATTGTCCCATATTGTTCGTTATTGTAACCTACGAACATTTCTATATACGCTTCAATAGCTGCTGCATGAGCTTGCTTAACATCTTGACTAGAATTTGGAATACCACCTATTTCTTTTTCTGTCACAGATAGTTTGTACATAGTCTTATCTGGTCTATTCATTGCAAAACCTCTATAACCTCTTCTTTTAAAATGATATAATAGTCTTGGTTTATTGTTCTCCGCAAGTATTGGCATGCCATAAAATACACAAGCCATTAATACATCTTCAAAAAATATTTCAGCAGTTGGAGGTCTTGATATATATTCTAAAAAAAATAAATTAGGTGGAGCATTTTCCATACTAAATTTTGTTAAACCATGAAGCGATCCTTTAGATCCTCTTCCGTCCACTGTTCCAGATATATCATATGAATCACAACCAAAAGCTCCCATGTGTTCATTACCAGGAAATTTATTTCCATTTTTTATTATTATTCTATTTTGTTGAGATTTGTCAGGAACCCAAGAGACCATAAATCTACCTTGTTTACTAGGAACAAATCTAACGCTTGTATCTTTAATCCCATCTTCCCATTGAAAATTACCCTGAGTAACAACCCCTGAATGTCTTAAGTCTTCATTATAATCTATTTGTTCGTAAATCTTAGTTAGATTAAATAAAGATTGTTTTGTTTCATCTCTGAACGCATGTTTCTCTGTGCGTGGAAATTGTCGATATAATTCATTAAGTCCATCAGAGTCTTCCTTAAGACCCTCTACTTCATTCTCCCAGTGTTCAATGACGCCAATTTCAATCTCTTGGTCATCAACTCCATAAGTTTTGGATTTTGGAGTTTCAAAGACAGGGTATCCATAAGAATCAATGTATCCTTCGTAGTTCCATTCCATAGGTATGAACAAGCTATATAATCCTGAGCGAGTCTGTCCATTGC